GTCTCTGGCAGTACCCCTGTGGAAAAGGGGCCTTCCGATCATCTACTATGATGAAACGGGGGCAGCAACGGCTACCTAGACTTATGCTTGAGGACAAGTCGAAGAGATTCTACAATAAGTAGAATCTTCCAAGACCGTCCTCGAGACCGGGCCCTTGAACGACTACTAGATCGCTCAAGAGGATCCGGTAGGTAGGATGGAGAGTAGATTTGTGAGAGTCCGTATCCTAAACGGGTACAGATATCAAACATCTCTATCTCATCCTTCCTCATAAGCTTATCACCTGCAAGGTAGGATTCATGTTCTGCCTTGTAGAGTGATAAAGGGTTCCCTAACTCACCTGATATCTCCTGATAAGAATCCTCAATGGATCCCATAAGGGACCATAAAGGACCTTTCAGGAGAGTCTCAATTGAGTTAAGGACCTCTGGGGAAAACGGGTTTCTAGCAACACCCGGAGTACCTTGGTCGGATTTAGGAAGTAAAGGAGAAAACCTAAACTCCTGAAACCCTTCCAAGGCCTGTAAGGTCTTGAGAATCGTTGCAAGTTTCTTGCTACGGATTATCTCAAGTACACCTCACACACGTGAGAGTGGTCAACTCTCATGAAGTGTGACGAGTACTGCGAGAGGGTGATCCGGTTCTTTCTCTAATTTACTTAGAGTAGAGCTCAGAGCCCTGGGTACAGTACCCGATCTGAGGTCAGTACTGCTTAACTTCAAATAATTTTGAAGTAAGTAATACTCACCAAAGATGGCCTTACAGGTATCCTGTCTTATGCCTTTCGGATAAAACCGAAAGACAGCATTCAGGATAGACTCGAAGTCGCTAGCGTGGGAACCGACCGAATTGATCATTCGATCTACCACTTGTACTATAAACTCGAGCTTCATCGGTAAAGATGACTCTCGGGATAATAGACGGAGTGGTAAAGGGCTGAGATTTCCTTCTTTGGTGAGGAGTTTGGAAGCGAATTCCATTCCACCCACCTCTGAAGGAAAGATAGACTTGGTAGTAGAAATATCTACCCCAAGACCTATCATCAGCTCTTGGTAATGCATAGCGACCTCCTTCCTGGCGATGACAACGTCATCACCAAGAACCAGGTAGTCACTAAAGTTCCGTTTACCGGCCATAGCCCCCGCTATACGAACGAGGGCATGGTTGGTCAACGCCAAACTTGCTCATGAAGTATAAAGACCTATTCCTTGACCAGCTCCATAACGGATCCCATAGAACTCTGCAGATGCAGGTCTATGAGGTCCAGGAGCTAGTTTTATGAAATAGGTAAAATCCTTCATGAGACGTTTCCAAGAGTATGATAAATGGTAACTTCCTGGAATATCTTTCAGGGAGTTCCGTATCACACAAGCTTGGATACGTAGTGGCAGTCGATCAGTCGCAGCAGTGAGATCAAGAGAACAGATTTCTGAGGTTTTACCCTTAGATTCTATTTCTTGGTACCACTGGAAGACCTTCCCTTGGTGATATGTACAATCCTGAGGTATAGACCGCAGGAGTCGTATCATAAGAGAGTGTAAAGGGTATAAAACCCCTTGTACAACTCAATTACCGATGGCAATGTATCGTATCTTACCACCCGGATTCTCAAAGGCAGTTAACCGTCCCAAAGACGGAAACCCCTTATCGAATCCCAGGTGCTTTGATACCGCATCACCTTCGGCCAAGAGTAACTTTAACCCTTTCATTAACTGAGTAGGTTTTGACACCACTCAGGGATTAAAAGGAGTAAAGATCCCTCTCTTACTCATCCAGTTAGAAATAGCTCCAAGGAGCCATATCTGACTGTGATAGTGAGGAAGGGAGAGAAGGTCTCCGATTACTCCTTTAGAACCCTTACCAAAAGGGCCAGAAACAAGTCATTGACCGACGGTTATTACACCGGGGTCAAGACGAATTTCTGGTCCAGGTAAGGGCTCACGAAGGCGTAATCCTTTGACTCTCGGCATCCCCAGACTAGGTCAGATGCTAGTTATATTCCACACCAGCTTTGTCTCGAAGGAGATTCTCCTCGGGGTTTGATCCTCAAGGATAGTCTTCAAATCGAAACTAGCTGGGATGGAAGTTAACTTCCAGAGTCGCATCATAGTACTGACGAGTACTTTCTCCCAGGGACTCAGTAACTTCCAATTATTGAGAACCTCGGATAAGTACCCGGGTTGACCACTCTGTTTCGAGACATCTCGTCACACAGTGCCAACCTTTTGAGTGACACTCTTACCTTCAAGAATAAACGACTTGAAGGCTGAATAGTCACTCTTTAGTCAGTCAAGACCCTGAGGAAAAGGTATATTCCGCAGGATCTTTAGATGAGCAATATAGATTGTCATGAGGAGATGCTTTATAAGGCTCTCCTCTTTCTTTCTACTATTGTTATTTCGGAAGGAGACCCCTGAAAGGTTCATCAATTGTTGAACCAATCATCGGTATTCCTTCAGAACGACTCTACGTCGCATCCGACTAGTATCGGGACGATCGCAGGACCTAGAAGTCTTGCTTTCGCCGCCCGCTCCAGTTATTGGAAGCCTGGTTAAGGATCGGTTGCCTTGTGTTATCATCCTAGGTCAATTCGGAAGGTATGAAAC